TCAACCTCGCATGCATCCTCCCAGTCTTTGGGATAATTCTTCTGCATGTTCTTCCACTGATCATTGTGGTGATAAGGACATCCTATGCACGAGGATTTCCCCGGCATAGGATGCTTTTTGCCGTCGCGGTACCACCGTAGGCAGTCCGCTCGTGACATTTTCATTTCGATCAATGGCCAACGGGATTCTAACCATGGAAGCCTTGCTTTTTTCATTCTCATTGCTTCATCTGTAGATATGCCGATCCATTGTTCGACGATTGTTCCTTTTTTCACTCTATGTCTGGGCTTAATGCCCAGAATTTCCCTCATCTTTTTCTGGATGGGGATGACCTTGTAATCATGTGTGCATTGCCTGTAGAGCATTCCAACCTTTCCACCAGGACGTGCTGCAAACAGTGGTGGGTTTGGCACACGTCCGGCGAAAGACTTCCACTCCTCATTACCTCCTGGTATAGGATTGGCTGCGCGAATAAGATCCTCACGGATGTTGCTTCGCTCAACTGTAATGAGAGGGCAGATTGTTATGGCTTTCTTTAAATACTCTACGTGCTCGTAGACAAAGGATGGTTCCCATCCGGTGTCAGCGAAGATCATATAGTCTGGTTTGTGTTTCGTCAGTCCTTCCTGGGCCATGAGTGCGAGACAGGATGACTGAACCCCTGCGCCGAGTGATAGGATACGTAATGTTGGTTCTTTTTTCTTTCCTTCCTCGTCAAGATACTCCGGCTCCTTCGTAGCGGCCACAGCGGCCATGTTATTAAGACTCTTTTTAGTGATTTTAGTAGACATCTCTTCCAACAGCTTGCGTCTCTCATACTCCATCTGCTCCGGGTTTATGGCAAAGCCTGGTTTTGCTTTAGGTTTTTTACTCTTACCTTGTTCTCTGTATCCTCTGTTCACTTTGCGTTGCCCCAGTTATCTTTTACTTTATACTCAACTTTAGAAGGGACTTCCAACTTTATACAATTTTCCATGATATTCTTAACATCCGCCCCCTCTTTATCAGACTTTACGCTACAATTCAACTCATCATGCATCTGTAGAAGCGGTGTAATGCCTAGTTTTTCATAGACATCAACCATCGCCTTCTTTGTCTGGTCTGCAGCTGATCCTTGAATCAATCTGTTAAGGGCCTTGTAGGTACCAGCCCTCTTTACATTGCCGTACTCTGCTTCTGCCTGCTTGAGAGGCATAGATTTGTAAAATTTATTTGGTTCATACCAATTAGGTTCATACATATCAAATCTGCATTTACGGCCAAGAAGAGTCCTGATAGTTCCTACTTGATTAGCCCTGTTCATCACAGCCTCTAGCATTCCTTGCATGAAAGGAACCTTAATTCTAAATTCCTTGAGCATTGCCTTAGCTTCCATTGGAGTAATATCCAAGTCCACTGCCATCTTTTTGTAACCCATGCCATACATGACACCAAGACCAATGGTCTTTGCCAGTCTTCTGGGTATGTCTGCCATGTCAGCTGTCTGTTGATGGAAATCTAAACCTTGAATAAACGCTTCTCGTACTTTGTCAGCACCTGCATTCTTATTAAGAATGGCGAAGTGCGTTAATAGTCTAGGTTCTTGCTGTGAATAATCTGCTGAAATCCAATACTCTCCTTGCTCCGGAAGAAATATCTTTCTTACTTCTGATCCAAACTCACTTCTAATAGGCATTTGCTGTAGATTAGGAGCATACATGGAAAATCTTCCTGTTACAGTTCCACCACTGTCTCCTCTTATTTGATTGACATGTGCGTGCAGCCTATCATTATGGATGTATTTTGCTATCCCATCTATGAAAGTTCCTTGTAGTTTATTCAATACCCTTGCTTTTGTCACCATCCGTGGAAGCTCATGCTTATGAGTTTCCAGGAATGTTTGGGTGAAGCTGGGAGCTCCTAAGACAGTATGTGGATATTCCAGATTAACCCTGTCAAATGCGTCAGCTACTGACCGTGCTGACCAAAGCTGTACTTCTCCTCCAGTCAAATCTTTCATTCTTTTTAAATATTTTTTTTCTTTAATTTGCAGCTTTTGTTTCAAATCCATAGCTCTCATCATGTCAATTCTGATACCGCGCTTGGTCATATTGAATATAACTCTTATTAATCTGCACTCCATGTCATACACGCCTTCCAGCGCATCTTTCTCTATTTCTACCATGAGTCTTTCGTGAAGCTTGTAGGTCAGTAGCGCATCCGCTTCAGCATATTCTCCTACGAATGATGAATGCATTTTATACATGTCAGCTTTGGAATCCAGTCCGAGTTCTTCGGCCTTTTCTTTTAATACCTTCTCATTCTTCCATTCTCCGAGATACTCCGAACACATTGCATTTAAGGTATAGGCATACCTGTTCTCATTCAGTAAAGCGGAAGCAATCAGGGTATCATGGAGATATCCTTTAACTTCTATGTCTAGAGTGGATAACCATCCAATATCATACTGCGCATTATGAAACACTTTTTGTATTGAATCGTCTTCACACACAGACTTAATGTATTTAAGTACTTTCTTTTCATCCATATTTCCCCCACCTTGGTGAGCAATTGGATAATAGGCTGTGAAATCACCACTGGATATTGAAATACCTATGACTGATCCCACCTTTCGTGGCCATCCCGGTCCCATTGTCTTCAGGGTTGTATCACACGTCTCCAGATCTATAGCCACTACCTTTCTTCCTTTCATTGAAGGAAATTCAGTCGGGTGTAACCATTCTGATTTAACTATGTTTTGGTTAAACAGATCGTATGTCATTTACTCTCCTTGTTGAGTTTCATGACATGTTGTCTGGTTATTTCCCCCATGATCTCACCACGTTCAAGTTTGAGTTCTCCTGCTATCGCCATATATGCAGCTCCGTCAACATAATCATCAATGTTGTGTTTACCGACCTGCGATCTGGACACTTTAAGTAGTCCAAGCATCATAGCCACTTCATCAGGAGTTATTGAAGCCATTGGCTTAAGCTTGTCATCCAGATATGTATTCCAGAACTCAGCAATCTGCTCATGATTCTTGAACGTATCTCCGTGTGACTCCTGCCTGCTGTTGCTGACCAGATCAGCGGCCTTCATCAGTATTTCTTCTTTTTTCATATTATGAATCCTCTCTCTTGTTGGGGTTGTATTATATGCAGTTCTTTCTTAGCGCGTGTAATCCCTACATAGAATACACGGTTAGTATCGTCTGAATCCTTTTCCATCTCATCCCGATTGGCTCTTGATATATCAGTGAAGAGCATGACATTGTCACACTCTCCACCTTTAGCAACGTGGATTGTACTTAAATTAATAAGAGGATCCGCAGTTAAATTCTCTGGATTGAATCTTTCCAAAGCTTGTAGATATTCCTTGTCCCTGTCTCCAATCTTTTCAAAGGCAACATCCCAAGGAACACTTGTTTTCAATAGTCCGTGATGTTCCACCAGATCTTCTATGTTATATGATTGCTCCTCCTTGTTTTGACCTTCAAATGACTTTAAATTCTTATATCCCCTGGCGACACCTGTCTGGGAAGTTAAGTGACCATATATGTCTGAAACATCCTTGTAGGAAACATCCTTGGCCTCATGCAGTCTGTTCCAGGCATCCACGGCGTTTAAAAGTTCTTTTCTAACAGCCATCTTGTTGTTCTTTTTATATGGGAGTCCTTGTATGCGCAGGTCATTTTCTATTTCCTTGAACATGTATTTGCATGTTGCCAGTATCAGCCAGTTCCCTTCACGCACGTTAACAGCTTCCGGATAGGCATGAAATTTAAGAACTCCTTTGTAGTCTCTTGGATGCCATTCCTTTTCTCTTCTATTATGTATTCTGTTGGCTATGTCTGCAGCTATCTTATGAACTGATTGAGGGCATCTATGGGATTGTTTTAAAACTTCCACATTGCCTTTCATATTAATCAAGTGTTCCACATCAGCGCCTGCCCATCTGAATATGGCCTGGTCATCATCCCCACTTATGTAAACTCTTTTAGCATTCGCCCACATCTTCTCAGCCATTTCCCATTGTAAATTATTCAAGTCCTGCGCTTCATCAATGATGACAACATCCAGCTTGGGGACCGGACCAGATTCAATGTAGGTTGAGAGCATGTCAGTGAAGTCATGCTTGTAATTCTTTTCCTTGTAGTCTTCCAAGGATCTGTAAGCTCTTGACAGTTCAGGCCACGCTACGTCCAGATTAAATTTATTATAAAATTCCTGGACTTCCATCTTTTTAACCCTGGCCTTATTTATTATTCTTAAAAATTTATTATCAGTTGTTATGATTCCAGTGTCGTCCCAGTCCTGCGATACAAAATTTAGGTCCACTCCATAGTCTTCCGCAAATGTTTTGTAGTCATAAGCATCCATAACTTCTGAATGAGTCATACCCAGCTGTCTCTTTCCAAAGGCGTGCAGCGTGCTGAAATAAGGAAGATCATCATCAGTTAAATTAAATTTTATCTTCGCCCTGTTCCTGGCTTCATCAGTAGCTTTAGTTGTAAAGCTGACGAACGCTATGGCTGAAGGATCAGTACCGTTTTTAAGTTCCCGGTCCACTATCCTCAGTAGGTTCTCAGTCTTTCCCGTGCCGGGTGGGCCAAGTATGATGTTAACTTCTGGCATTCATCTCCTCATATACTTCCAGTATTCGTTTACAATCATCAGGTGTGACATTATTTTTTCTGTTATTAAATTCCCATGAGCAAAATACTATGTTGTCTTCTTGATACGGTAAAGTTGGATCAATGCGATCTATTGATATGTTTGTTTTTATTCTCGCTCCGTGACCTTGTCCATTTGATTTTTTTGTTGTAAGCTCAACTCCGGTATAAATACAATAGGGTCCGCCAAGAAGTTTCTTCTGTTTTTCCCACAGCTCCAGGAGATGATCTCTTCCTCTTATGCCGTTGTTAATCTTCACCGCCCTGTTGTTATGCTTATGATAAGATGAATCTTTATCACAACTCTTCTTCAGATTGCTCCAGGTTTCTTGAAAAAATCCTTTCTCAGATTGACGATAATTTTTACCCCAAACAGGTTTCATTTTTTCTATATAGGCTATTGACTTTTTGCTCCTCATTGCGCCCCAAAAAGGAGATAAATTTTTAGAATGGGGCACTGTCGACCTCCTTTATGTCAAATTCTGAATTTTGCTGTTGGTAAGCTGGAACGCTCCACACCCTAGTGGTGCGACCCTTCAAGTTAAACTTGTCACTCTTGCCTTCAAGATCGTGCAGACGTGCGACAAGCTGTCCCCCGTTGTAGTGGGTGAACTTGTTGCGTGTGAGATAATCCTGCAAGTCCTTCAGCCTGAACCATGTCTTTCCTTCCTCCGTCCACGGTCTTCTAGTCAAAATCTCGTCCCTGTTGAGAGCCTGTGCGCGATCAGTGCAAAACTCCTGGAGGTAAGCTTCAAACTGACCGGCGACAGACCCATCACTTGACACCTCGATTTCGAGTGCGTTATCCATCAAGGCTTGGACTATCTCCTGCCATAGTGATTCCTTCATCTTCTGAGGCATGATGCGCAGTATGTCCATGCACTTTCTCTGAAACTTGCTCTGGATCTGCAACTCCTCAGTTGATAATTCTAAGCGATGTCCATTAACATCCAGGAACCATACACGCGGCATGGATAGCTGAACCGTCAGGGCACCAAATTCTATAGTTGAACCACCTCGTCCAATTCCATGTTTTCTTGTCCTGCACAGCTTTGAATTGCAGTAGGCGTTGATAGGTGGCTCCTTGCATCTGTAATTATAATCTTTTTTCTCCAGTTGTTTCTGGACAATGACAACTTCTTGGGCTGCTAGCGGCGGTGTCATATAACTTCTGTTATGCTCTTCGAGCAATGTCTTCCAGTTGTCCGGATCAAACTTCCTTAGATAAACTCCGGTGTTGAAGAGGCCGTTGTTCCTGGTTCCTTCTGGAAATCCTTGAGCGCACAGCTGCTGCAGGCACGGTGGACCATCCTTGATGACTTCGTTTGAAGTCTCAACTCCAATGGAATCAAGATCTTCCACGACATATCTTTTATACAGATTTATGAATTCCCGTAGTGTCGCTGCGGTGCCATCATCCTTGTAGGCGTAGCGAGTCGTGTTTCTTGAATTGTAATAGGGTAAATTTAAAAAATTTCCAAGGTCTCCCTTGGAGATCAGAATGCTTGACTGCTTCGGGAATACTTCAGCGGTGGAATATCCTAGATCCGCCTTGATCTCTTTTAATTTTTCTTGAACTAATTTTGCGGCAACAGGCTTTTTGGTGAATAAAAATAGGTGAAGGCCACCACTCTTTGATCTGCATGGTACAAGTGGGATCTTAAGTTTTCTGATTGTGTGGATTATTTTATTATAGTCAATAGGATAAGTATCAATATCAATACAACCCCATCTGGATGTGTTATCAGCCATGATAGGAATAATACCCAAAGAAGGGCCTTTACCAGCCAAATGCTCACTCCATAACTCTTCTGTAACAAGCTTTTTAACAATGTAAGATTTTCCCTCCTGCTTACCGTCAGCACGTTTCCCTTCGGATTTGTGCTGACCATAAGCTACATCCAATCCTTCAAATATAGATTTGAATTCTTCCACTAAACCTCCGGTTTACGAAAACGTACCTTAAAA